AGGGCTAGAAGTTATGCCCAGTATGAGAGCTATGATGAGTGCAGGGGTAGCTTTAGAACGAGACAACACAGCAGGGTACAACTGCAGCTACTTACCTGTAGATGATGTTAAATCTTTTGATGAAGCTATGTACATCCTACTGTGTGGTACAGGTGTGGGCTTCTCAGTTGAGCGTAAGTACATAGAGAAGCTACCTGAAATACCAGAACAGTTGTTCAAAAGCGACACTACTATTGTCGTTAAAGACTCTAAAGAAGGTTGGGCTAAGTCTTTACGTATGTTAATAGCACTACTGTATGCAGGAGAAATACCTTCATGGAATGTTAGTAAGGTTAGACCTGCAGGAGCTAGGTTAAAAACATTTGGTGGTAGAGCTAGTGGACCTGCACCTTTAGTTGATCTGTTTAATTTTACTATCTCTATCTTTACTGCTGCTCAAGGACGTAAGTTAACTTCTATTGAATGCCATGATCTTATGTGTAAGATTGGAGATGTAGTTGTTGTAGGTGGTGTACGTAGGTCAGCTATGATTTCTTTATCTAATCTTAGTGATGATCGTATGCGTCATGCTAAGTCTGGAGAATGGTACGATGATGAAGCTAATGGCATTAAACGATTTGGTTATCGTGCTCTAGCTAATAACTCTGTGTCTTACTCTGAGAAACCTGATATGGCAGGGTTTATGCGTGAGTGGTTAGCTTTAATGGAGAGTGGTTCTGGTGAGCGTGGTATCTTTAATAGACAAGCTGCAAAGAAACAAGCTAAGAAGAATGGTAGAAGAGACCCTAACTATGACTTTGGAACTAATCCCTGCAGTGAAATAATACTACGTCCCTATCAGTTCTGTAACCTTACTGAAGTTGTTATACGTGCTACTGATAATATAGAAGATCTCTTGCGTAAGATTAGGATTGCTACTATCTTAGGTACAGCACAGTCTACACTCACTAACTTTCCTTACCTACGTAAAGTATGGAGAAACAATACAGAAGAAGAAAGACTTTTAGGTGTATCCCTTACAGGTATTATGGACAACTCCTTAACAAATGGTAGAGTAGGTACTGAAGTTCTTAAAGATACACTCAAGTCATTGAAGCTAGAGTCTATTAAAGTAAATAAAGAGTACGCTAAGAAGTGGAAGATACCTCAGTCTACAGCTATCACTTGTGTCAAACCTTCAGGTACAGTATCACAACTCTGTGACAGTGCTAGTGGTATTCATGCTAGACACAGTGACTACTACATTAGAACTATAAGAGCAGACAATAAAGATCCTCTCACACAGTTTATGATAGACCAAGGTATACCTAATGAGCCTGACGTAAGCAAACCTAAGACTAATACTGTGTTTAGTTTTCCTATAAAGTCACCTGAAGGTTCAGTAACACGTAATGATATGACTGGGATACAACAGCTAGATATGTGGCTAATGTATCAGAGACATTTCTGTGAGCACAAACCTTCAGTAACTATTAATGTTAAGTCTGATGAATGGTTTGACATAGGAGCTTATGTGTATAGACACTTTGATGAGATGTCAGGTGTATCATTCTTACCACACTTTGACCATGTCTATCAGCAAGCACCCTATCAAGACTGTACTAAAGATGAGTACCATGATATGATTCATTCTATGAATACTAATATAGATTGGGATAGGCTAATGGACTATGAGAAAGAAGATACTACTGTAGGCAATCAAACTTTTGCTTGTAGTGGTGACTCTTGTGAGATTGTAGATATAGGAGCTTGATGTGGCACTTGTTAAGTGGGGAGTAGAGACGTGTTCTATGTGTGGTTATCTTCTTGATGACAACATGGAATGCCCTGAATGTGAAATATGTAATGGAGATATAATGAAAGATTTAACTGATACTTTAACTGTTGGCACTGAAAAAACTTTTGTACATGATGATGACGTAGTAAATCATCAGTATACTATGGATAATGTTTTTAAAGATGATAAGAATTTTGATCCAGTAGACAACCCTCTACACTACACTATACGTGGTGGTATAGAGTGTATAGATTATATCGAACAGATGCTAGGTCCAAAAGGTTTTGCCTATTGGTGTTGGGGTAATGTTATTAAGTACCAACATCGACATGAGTATAAGGGTAAGCCTATACAGGACATGAAAAAAGCACAGTTTTATTTGAATAAATGGATAGAGACTAGAGAAGCATTATGTAAGTAATTAGAAACGAGAAATTCTTCTTTCTTGCCTTTCCCCACTACCTTTAATATAGTTATTTAATTCTCTTAGTTGACCCTCATCTAAATCTATTGGGTCACCTTTGAGATTTAATTCTTTCATAGCTGCTTCTATCTTAGTATTACTATGTGTTTCATACAGTTTAAATACAGCAATTAATTGTCTATCTTCTACTATGGAAGATCTTTTTAGTTGATCTATTGCTCTTTTCTTTGCAGTTTTTAATGCTTTACTTACAAGATATTTTCTATCACCTAAAGAAATTTTATTAAAGTTTCTTCTATTAATAACTCTACTTGCTTCAGCTTCAAGTATTGGGGCTATGATAGCATTAAGTCTATTGTCTGCTTTTGGTGCATCACTATAGATGTCAGTTTTCCAGGTAGGTTTTTCAATGCTATTAAACATTTTTTCTGTATCAGACTGAGCTACGTTTTGCCTATAGCCTATTAGTCTACCTAGTGTTTGAGATTTGTCTTGAGTAGTAGCAGATTCTTTTTCTTCTGATCCTAAGGCCGTTAGCATTGGAGTAATAATTTGATCGACATATCTTAAAGAGTTATTAAGATTTTTATATCCTTGCTTTCTATCTAAACTAATTTGATTGCTACCTTTAGCGTAACCAACAAATTGATTAATAGGATCAAGAGGTCTTGTCGCACCACTAACAAAACTAGCACCAAGATTAGCTGAAATATTGTAAAGATTTTCTACTAAGTCTAATGGATTTTCATACAAGTCTGTACCTAACTCACCTACATCTTTAACATTTTTACCTAAGGTTCTAAGTAGTGCTTGATAACTAAATGTATCTAAGCCTTGTGTAATAAAGTCTTCAGGCATTTCTCTACCTAATCTTAAATAAGCTAATGCCCTAGCTCCAAATTTAAAAAATGATTCAGGAAAATCGTACTCTTTAGACTGTACAGATCCATCATTTTCTCTCTCTTCTTTCCAAGATAAATTTTGTTGTATATAATCCATTTCATTGTCAGACATAAACCACATTGCAGTCCAACCTGCTGCTGCTTTAGATGCTAACTCTGCATACTCATCTTTAGTAACAGTACCAAACTCTTTAGAAATTCTTTCTTTTATTAAAGCTTTTTTACTAGTACTTAATGTAGTATCAAGATCAACTTCTTTTAATTGTTTGTACCCACCTTTAGCAGTTGCTGTAGCACCACCTATAGTTCTCATAATAAGTTTAAAGCCAGTGTAGTCTGACATGAAATCTACAGTACCATTAAAAAATTGACCAAAAGGAACAGTGATACCTATAATAGGTACTTTTCTTAGCTGCTCAATACCTGTAGCAAAGAAACTAACCATGTTTCTATCCATAGTTTTTTTACTAGAATAAGATTTAGCAAACACACTTTTAGCAGTATCATCTAAAGCTTTTAATTCTAAAGCCCTATACTCTTTAGTAGCCATAGTTTGTGCAAGTTTAACTTTATCCTGTTTTATAAACTGTTGATACGTTGAGCCATACTCATTACGAATATTTTTTTCTAGGTAGTACATAAAATTTTGTGTCTTAAAAAAAGTATCTTGAGCACGAACAAGATATAATTTTTGAAAAAAACTTTTATATTTTTCTGCAAACCTAACATCAAATCTTTCAGCAGCATTAATACCAAACTCTTCTAACAATGCTTTATTGTCTACACCACCACTAAGATACCTAAATAGTTTATCTTCTACTTCAGGTCTCATTGCCATGTAAGATTCTACTTGCTGTTTTGTTGACTGAGGTGCTACTAAATTACCTATCCTCTTACCTTGAACCCTAAAAAGTTGTGTTCCTTTATTAAGTAGTGTGTAGTCTCCTGTAACAACACCCTTTAACCCTACTGTAGTGTATAAACCACCTTTAATAACATCAGCAAAAGAATCCATACCACCTCTATAGGTAGATCCTACTATGTTTAAAGCAGTGGTAGCAGGATTAGATACTATAGCTTGTATAGTAAGGTTTTGATAGTAACTAATATTTCTAGTACCCTTACCTGTAAGTACAGTTCTTTCTATATCAGGATTAATATCATCAAGATAAGACTTATAAGTCATATTAGATTCTAATGCTCCTTTAACCCTACTAGCAATAGGTTCAGCAACATTTAATTTCTTAGCTAGCTCAGAACTTATCTGTAAGTTAGCTCCTGCTATAGATTGTTTAGCCACAAAAATATTTGCTAAACTTTTATTATCATAACTAGAATAATTTACACCTAGTTTTTTAGGTAAAGTTTTTTGTATATTAGCAGTCATTTCTTTAGCTAAATCTTGAGGCATAACTTCTAATATATCAGCAACAAAACTAGTTACATTATCTCCTGCATATCTAGGTCCATACATTTTAATATTATTATCTA